TGTTTCTTCGGCTTCTGATGATGGCATTTGAAATGAAAGGAGGTATATATGAGTGAAAACTATACAATGGTATCAGTACCGAAAAAGACATCGAACGCCGGACGTCCGAAAGGGAAGAAGTCCTATGTCATGCTTTTCCGTTGGGAGGACGTTAAGACCTGCACCCGTGATGAAAAGGGCGTGAAGGTGACCGCTTTTGAAATGGCGGAAGGTAAAAAACCGATAGCGGTGTATGCTACGGATTCTACAATAAACATCTATCATACCAGTGAGGGGGAAGATGATGCGCGCGGATTCATTCACCACGTGGATTATGAGCATCCGGGTACGGAGCTGGAACATGATGAGTTTGTTAACAACAACATCAACGAGAACCTGGGGGCGATTGTTTTCGGGTGTTCGGGGGATGATGCGAAGATTGCCGGAACACCGTGTACTCCGCTCAAGATGACCAAGGCGGATTCTCAGGATAACAAGGAAGGGGATAAGAATACCATAAATCTGGCCAGTTCTTTACGCGGTGGCACTATCGGTCATATAGCCAAGAGCCTTATTCCGGCAACGGACAGCGAGGAAATCAACGCTGTTTTAGGATTGCCGCCTGCTTCGGAATTGTCGTCTGACGGAGACGGAATGTAGTTTTGTTTAAAGGTTGGTTATAGGAGAGGCGTTTGCTTGGCATGCGCCTCTCTGTCCTTTTATAGGATATTGATAGGGGATATTTTTGTATCGAATTAAAAAAATAAATTATGGCAACGAAAAAGAAAACTGAAAAAGATGAGTTAACAAAGGTGGATACCACCCATGCAGATGTGAATGATGGTATGGCAGCGCCGGAACAGGAGACTTTGTCTGAAATGGAAAAAGTGAATGCTACGGCTCAGGACCATATAACGGTTGTTATTCCTTATTGCAGGGAATTTGCTCAGGGCAGAGAGCTGCTGTATGCTTTACGCTCCTGGCAGGAGAATGTACGTTTCGGAATCAATGTGGTGGTCATCGGTGACCGTGAGGCTTGGTTCAGCGAAGAAATTACCTTTATCGAGCATCAGCGTGTATCCGATAATGCGCAGGTTGATACACTCGCTAAATTGAGAATAGCTGTAGCTTCTCCTGAAGTGACCGGATATTTCATCTGGAGTAATGATGATATCTATGTTATGAATCCGGTTGCATTGCCACACATCGCACTTCCTAAAGTATCGGGCAAGCTTGTTCCGATGAGATTCAAGGGACTTTATGCGGAGAATATGAAACAGACCGCAATGTTGTTGGAAAAGAACGGTTTGCCATGCCTGAATTATGAGACCCATACTCCGGTATTATTTGATAAAGAGCGGTTGACTGCGATGTTTGAACGGTTCCCGGAATTGGAAAAGGGAGGTTACCTGTTTACTTCTGTTTATTATAATTCCCATCCATATCCGACACAGCCGGTGTATCTTGATTGGAAAACCGACCAGGTGTTGCTGCCTGTAGTATCGCAGAGTCCGGATGAGAATAAGGTGGTTGATATCTTATCCCGTAAGGTGTTTATGAACAATACCGTTTCGGGGTATTCTTCTTGGTTGGAAAAATTCCTTGATAAATGTTTCCCGGTTTCTTCCGATTTTGAGAATTGAAGGGAGCTTACGGGAAGTGCTTCACGGAGAGAGCCGCTCTCTTTCCGTGAAGAATTTCCGTTCCTGAATGAACCGGACTGCCCCATGGAGCTGGAAGCGCTTGTTTCGCGTAAGTTCAGCAAGTATCATGCTTATGTGCGGTTACACCGGAAATTGCGCGATTGCACCTCTTTGGAAGAATGCGCTACTGTCAGTCGTGAACTGATTGATAGCTATATCGGTAATCGGATGATATGGGAAGAGTTGAACTATTACAAGGAAAACCACTCGCTGTTGGGGAAACATCCGGCTTTTGCCGAGTTCCGCCGCAGGAGTGAGCTTCTGAAACTTCCGGTCAAGGAACTGGTACGTAGGCTGAGACAGGTGGAGAATAATATTTGGCGGGTTAAGTCGGAACTGGCGAAAGGGGATAAACCGCATTTGGATGCGATTCGCCGTGAAAGGTTGGCCGGCTATGAGAAGGAGCTGGCAGATATAAATCGTCTGTTGGAATGAGTTATTATTTTAATTTGGAGGAACTCCGGAAAGAAATGTCCGATTCCCGTATTTTCACCAGACGTTTTGAAACAATGTTGACGTTCAAGCTGAATAGCTTGAAAGAATTATGCGGACGTTTGCCTAAGGAAAACGAGGCGTTTTTTATCGAGACAAAAAAGAGTTTTACGGCATTTACCTTTATTGTGTATCTGATAAAGCATGCAGGGCAGGTGAATCATTTGTATGTAGCGACCTATTCGACGAATGAGCGTATCATTAATGCGCTGTTCCGCTGGAAGGAAAAAGGATTTATCGGCGTCATTCATCTCCATATTTCGGAAACGATTAAGTTCCGGATGCCGAAGGTATTTGAACGGCTGATGCAGCTCTACCGGGAAGGAACGATTGAGTTGTCTTTCTCCTGGAGTCATAAGAAGATAACCTGTCTTGACACAACGGCAGGTTATTTTGTTGTTGAGGGGTCGGGAAATTACGGGGAAAATGCAATGGAAGAGCAGTATGTATTCTTAAAAAACAAGGAAGTGTATGAGTTTCGTAGCGGACGAAGTGGTAAAATGGCGTGAAGATCCGCCATGGTTTGACCGGATAGACATGGATGAACTGGGACGGCTGGCCGGTATCGGTTATGAGCCGAAACAGATTGCAATGTATTACAATGTTCCGGAAACGGATTTTATCTGGTATTTCAACCTTGTAGGGTCTCCGTTGAAATACCATTATGAACGTGGGCAGTTGTTGCAACGGGCCAAAGAGGGTTTGGCTATGGCTGCCAGTGCGGAGACGGGGGATAACGTGACTCAGGCGCAGCGGTTTGATAAGTTCCGCCAGGCGACCGGGTATCGTAATTCGATTAGTAAGATATTTTATGACGATATAGGCTGATGTTTGAAAAATCTTATTTTGAGACCTTGCAGGACTACATTGCTTCAGGATGTACGATAGAACTGACCGGTGATGAATTGGATTACTATAATGCGCTGTATGCCCTGGTGGGGATAAATCGTAAATATGGTAAGGACAATGCAATCGCTTTCCTGATGCACGAGCCGTTTAATGTGGAACGGATGCGTGCCAGGCAGATGTACAGTGAAGCCATTAATCTGTTCTACCTGAATGATACCATAGAGAACAATGCGCACCGGAACATGGTGTTTGACAATCTGATGAAAGCTGCCCATGTGGTTCTTCAGAACGCAGTTAACTCCAAAGACATGGAAGTGTACGGCAATCTGACCGTACAGGCTGCCAGGATTAAGCAGCTTGACAGACCGGACCCGGTGAAGCCGAAAGAATTGGATGAGAAGCCTTTCAAGGTGTATGACCTTGACCCGGAAAAGGTGGGGCTTCCTTCTGCCAACCGGAATCTGTTGGCTGCTCAGATTGACTCGATGCCGGATATACCATCCAGGGAGAAGGTACGGCTGAAACGTGATGCCAATGTGGTTGATATTGATTTTGAAGAAATGCTCGATGACCAGGAAGAAAAAACTAAAGATATTGGATGATGTGGAACTGCGCTATTCCAATTGGATGGCTCAGCTCATATCGGTTATGATGCCATGGTCGCTCTATTGGGTTGCCGGGCGTGCTTCTGCCAAAACAGTGCAGGTGCTTGCGGAACGGGTGCAGGAAGTTGCGCACGATTGTCCGGGTGCGCCGTTTGCATGGGTGTCGGATACCTATTCGGATTTGCACAAGAATATCATCCCCTCTCTTATTGACGGGTTGTCTATGCTGGGGTGGGAACTTGACAGACATTATGTGATAAACAAAGAACCGCCTCAGGAGTGGAAGGAACGGATGTACAACGTGTGCTCCGATTGGAGAAATACAATGGTGTTCTACACCGGCTTTAACTTCACTTTTATCTCATTGGACCGCCCGGCAATCGGTGCGGGACGCTCTTATGTAGGCGTATTCGGGGACGAGGTGAAGTATTTCCCGGAAGAAAAGTTTACGAACTTGCTGAAGGCGGTGCGTGGCTTTCGGGTGAAGTATGGGGACAGTGTCTGGTATCGCAGTCGTACCCTTACGACCGATATGCCGAACCCGAACCATTTGGGCGAATATGACTGGATTTTGAAGCTGGCGAAGCAGAATGATAAGAAAAAGATACTGCTGATGCTGCGTACCGGTTTTGTCTACAATGAGACGAAAAGAGAATACCTGGCCTGCCTGCAGCATTATAATGAGCTGAAGAATAGTTTCCGGACCGATAGGTCTTTGGAGGCAAAGCTGATGGCCGCCGGGCGTTCCCTGGAACTTGCCGGAAAGAACATGAAACGCTGGGAAGCCCGCTGGATAAAGACGCGTCGTGGTGTATCGTTTTTTTTCATATCTTCTTCCTATGTGAATGCGGATGTATTGGGTGAGGACTGGTTCACGGATGAGTTTGCGGAAGGGCTTGAGGGTTTGGAATGCAATGTGCTTTCCATCATTCCGAAATTGGAGGCTGGCCAGATGTTTTATTGTAATC